CATTTAAATTGGGTTCAATCACGCCGTGGTGGACATTTTATCTTTGAATTATATGAGTTTCCCGATGAATAAGTATACAATTAAAATCACATTAAATAGTCCACACCCCAGTGGAAATTATAATGAGGAAACAATTTACACTCAAGATTTTACAGGCGATAAGAATGATATTTCTCGTATCGTTCGTGCTGTGAATCATGACCCTAATTATGTTGCACCTGTATTCCCATTTCTTAGTGACCCAAATACTTTCAAGATGCCATCAGGTTGTGTAAAATGTGGAATTAAATTTGATGGTGTTATGGGTTATGTTTGTTCACTACCTGGATGTCCTACAGGTCTTGGGGGACCACAATGTTAGGTAGACAATTAGAGATACAATACTTTTGGCCACTAACTGAACAGATACCATTAGATTTAGATTATACTGATTGCTTTGAAACAAGATTACATAGTGATATTCAAGGTTATATTTTTTCTGATGCTAAGTATGGTAATATACAATTAGCTAATGGTGGTTCAGGTGGCACAATAGGTTATGGTAACTTAGTTATTGATGCACCAAATGTTATATGGCGAACAAATAATGTCACATGGTGGAGAAAACTGTTGTTTAAAATTTTAGATGTTAGATTGGAACAAAGATGAAATACTTATTACCAATAATTTTAACTCTTTTGAGTTTAGTAGTTGCCTCACCATGGATTATGGCCATTGTTGATATGTACCATTATTTCTTCTTTGATGCAACACTTAGTGGTGTAACATACATGGCAGATAGAATTCCAATAATTTGTGTTTCTTTGGCCATAACTGTACCAACTGTAACACTTTTATTGACAACTATTTCAATATTATAAGAACGTAAAATACGTGAAAGGTAAAAAAAATGAGCAACTTACTTAGATATGCAGAAAAAGAAATGGACTTAATTGGTTTAACCGGTGATGATAGTATGAATGTTGCTATGCGTAAACACCTATTGCATATGATTGGTGAATTTTCTGAAGAAGGCCATTCAGGTTATTCGGCCAGTTACGCTATCAGTTGCTTAAAACGATTATTATCCTATAAACCATTATCACCTTTAACGGGTGACGATGATGAATGGACTGAGGTATCTGAGATAAGTGGATATCCACATTTTCAAAATAAACGATGCAGTTCTGTATTCAAAGAAGGTAAAGATGGTGAGGCCTATGACATTGATGGTAAAGTTTTCTGGGATTGGTATACAGACCCAGACACCAATGAGAAACATAAATCATACTATACAAGCAGAGATAGTCGTGTGCCGGTAACTTTTCCTTATGCTGTACCTGATGATCCTATCTATGAATTCCGTGAAAGTGAAGCTGAATGATTTCCATTATACACTACATTAGTGCCAAACGTAGGTTAAAAGAATCTAATAAAACGGTAATGATGATGGGTGGTGAAGAAGAATGCCAACCTATGTTACTTGCCCAACGTGATATGATTGCCTTAGAAGCACAATATTACCGTGAGGAAATGGATAAGTTACTCAGTTTAGCTTTACTTATCTCTATAATTATGATAGGATGTGGTCTACTTTATGTTTTCTTTTTGAAAGGTATACATTAATATGCAAAAAATACTTGACTATATAAAGAACAATTCGGTTACAATAACAACCAATATGATGTTGGCTTTGTTTATAATCATTTGTATTATTAGTATCAAACAAATTATTGATAACTATAAGAACCCACCTGCTTTGAAGGAGTATAGTGGAATTCAAAACCATTTGGTATGGTCTGTTAAGGGTGAATGTTATTTTGTTCGTCCACATAATGATTATACTAATTACCTTGTTAGAACAGAGGATTGCGATAAAAAATGAAAACACATTCGAACTTTAACATGAAGAAAGAAACTAAAAGACTATTGGCGGTTACATCTGCTGAGAAAAGGCCTTTTATGAAACAAATGATGATTGATGCACAAGTTGCTGAAGCAAAGGCCAAGATGGCAAAAGTTCGTGATAACAACCAAGGAGATGAGTAATGAGTATTTTTGTTGAAGTAAATTCGGTAGAAAAAGGGTGTCCAGTAATTATTAATCTGGATCAAATTGTTGAAATTGCTCCTCTCAGAGAAGGTGGTAGTGCCATATTCTTTACTGATGCAGGTGGTGTTGGTGCTCGTATCTCTATGAAAGTAACAGATAATTATGAATCATTTAAACAATTTGTAATGCAAACAGTATCAGCTGAGGACATTGCAAAGAAGTTCCCTAAAAAATCAGAAAAAGATAAATTGGAGATACCCAAACTATGAGCCATAGATTCCATTTAAGTATGCATGATGATTATGATTCACAAGAACTATCTGTGCATACAGATTTTATTGAGAGTGACATATTTCTGATTGTAGAACGATTGGAAACTTTCTTAAAAGGTTGTGGTTACAATATACATTCATTACAAGTGCATTTGGATGATCCAAAAATTTTGGAAGAACTGAAACATCATCCTGTTTAATTATAAATTATGAATATATTTTACTTAGATAATGATACCCGTGTTTGTGCTGAGATGCACAATGATAAACACCTTGTGAAAATGATACTTGAATATGCTCAACTTCTTTCTACTGCTCATCGGGTTCTTGATGGTACTCCCACTATTGTACGCAGTGCTACAAGTGGCCGAAAACAAACTAAGTATATGTTACATGGTGACATTGATGGTGTGCTTTATAGTGCCACTCATATCAACCATCCGTCAGCTGTCTGGTGCAGGCAGTCTGCTGCAAATTATGTTTGGTTACAAAACCTATTAGAGTGCTTATGCCTTGAATATACTTATCGTTACGGTAAAGTACATAAAGTACAAGGTAGTGGTTTATCTGGTGCGTTGCAAAAAATACCAACAAACATAAACAAAGATAAACCTTTTACTGAACCTACACCGGCCATGCCTGATGATGTAAAAGTACCTGGTAGTTCGTTAGCCTCATATCGCAATTACTATATAAACAATAAGACTCACCTTGCTTCATGGAAAGGCAAAGTGAATTCTCGCCCAATACCGTATTGGTATAATGTAGTATCTTAACTTTAATAATAAGGAGTAACATGAAGAAATTCTTTTTAATGGCAATTTTGATTGCGTCATCTTCAGCAACAATGGCTGAAACTAAAGGTTATGCTGGCCTTGAATACAGTAATGAAACTAACCGTATCACCGATGCTGATAGTGTTAAAGGTGCGGTTGTTGCTGGTGTTAAAGTTGATGGTGGCATGGATTATTCTATCAAGATGGAATCAAGCCAAGCTGATATCGGTTCAGGTTCAATCAGCACTGGTGTAGAAGTTCGTGCTCGTAAGAACTTTGATGCTATTGTTGGTGTAAATCCTTATTTGGGTGTTCGTTTAGGTGAGAAGATGTCATCAAGTACACATTTCACCCATTACGCTGTTGACTATGGTGTTAAGTTTCCAATCGCTGGTGCATTAAGTGGTGACATTGGTGGTCGTTATCGTAATGCCCTTGATACTGTAAATGCATTTCAAAGTAACCGTGCTCATGCCACATTATCTTATGCATTGACTAACAAAGACACAGTTGCTTTACGTTATAGTAAAGCCTATGGTGATGACGGTGAAGCAAAGAATGCTTATCGTGTAAGTTACACACGTTCATTCTAATATGCCATACTATAAGTTCCGAAATAAAGAGACGGATGAAATCACTGAGATTCTATTAAAAATCTCGGAACTAGATTCATATAAAGAAAGTAATCCGAATTTGGAATCTTATATCGATGCTGTGCCAATGCTGGGTGACGGAATGAGAATGTCCGTTCCTGGCATCGGCCAGCCCGATTCTGCCTTTGAGAAAGGTGTGATAGAACGTATCAAACAAAGTGTACCTGGTAATACACTAGGTAAGAATCATAAAACTAAACTACCACGGGAGTGGTGACATAAGGGAAACCATGGCGACAAGAAAAAAAACAGCATCAGCAGAAGCCAAATCGCAACACTTTTCACTTAAAAGAATCAAACCATTAACAGAGAATCAAGAAAGAACCTTTGAAGCATATGAAAAAGGTAACAATTTAATTTTATCTGGGTCTGCGGGCTCAGGTAAATCTTTTCTTGCATTGTATCTTGGTCTACAAGACTTATTGGTTGATAATTCATGTTACAATAAAATCATAATTGTACGTTCGGCCGTTCCATCTAGGGACTTAGGTTTCGTTCCAGGTACACTGGAAGAAAAGGCCAAAATTTATCAAGAACCATACATGAACATAGTTAATGAATTGATTGGCCGTGGTGATGCGTGGCATTTCCTCTTAAATAAAGAGATTGTAGAATTCCAGACTACCAGTTTCCTACGTGGACTTACATTCAAAGATTGTATTATTGTTTTTGATGAATTTCAGTCTGCAACCTTCCATGAAATAGATACTGTACTCACTAGAATAGGTGAGAATTGCAGGTTTATGTTATGTGGAGACTTCAACCAAAATGACCTAAATATCAGGAAAGAAAAGTCTGGCCTAACAGATACGGTGCGTATCTTAGAAAGCGTCAGCGATGTTGCCCATATAAAATTCGGTATCGAGGATATTGTGAGGAGTGGTTTTGTTAAAGAGTATCTAACCGTAAAGGAGAAATTGGGCTTAGTATAATTAGGGATAAAAATGACATTACCACTAGCCGGATCATCACTATCATTTAGTCAAATTAATACCGAGAATGGGTATGGAACATCAGCTATAGTCAGTTTAAATGACAATGCAGTACGAAGCCTTGCCGGCAAATTATCCGGTGCAATTGGAGTTAATGATCTTCAAGGTAAATCAAATGATGGCCTAGCAGCTGCTTATTATTTTGATGGCACAAGTAATGGACTAAAAATAGCCAACACAGCAAATTTAGAATTTGGCACAAGTGATTTTACTGTTGAATTTTGGATGAAGGCAAACACAGACCAATCTACATATTCAACAATTTTAGATTCTAGTACAAACAATACAGGTACAGGAATTGGTATTGGTCAACAGTCCGGTGGTGGTACACCTGGTAAATTAAATTTCTTTGCACAAGGTGGTGTATCAACTACTATAAAAAGTGCAAACAATGTTACAGACAATACTTGGAGACACATCGCTTGCGTTAAGTTTGCAAATACAGGTATGTTGTTCATTAATGGTGTAAAAGAAGCAAACACTGCTATTGGTGCATGGTCAACTGTAACAAATGCATTTCTAGCTAATGGCCAAATTGGTCGATCAACTTATGGTGGTGGTCAGTCTAGTGATAATACCTATACTGGTTGGTTATCCAATCTTAGAATAGTAAAAGGTAGAGCAATATACACTACGGATTTTACGCCACCAACTCTAACATTGGCTCCAATTCCTAACACAGAGTTGCTGACATTAAAGAGTGGTAATATAGTTGATGAAAGTGGAAAGAGTGTATCTTTAACCGCAAAAACTGTTGCACCGACATTAACTCTTGATGTAGTACCACCAATATCTCCAACATATCCAGTTACTATTGCATCAAGTATTAGTAATGCAAATGTATTCAGCATTGCAAAAACTGCTGGTTGGGACGCAAATAATGGTTTAGTTGTTGTTACAATCAATAGTGGAGTAACAATAACATCAACCTCTACCGGTTCATATGCAATGGAAATACCAAACTATTTCTATGGCGGATTGAAAATAATAAACAACGGAACAATTATTGGCCGTGGCGGTAATGCAGGCGCAGGTGGCTCAGCAACAGCATATAATTCTGGTGCAGGTGGAGCAGCAGGTGCAGCAGGTGGTCCGGCCTTATTCACTGCAAGTCCTGTTAGAATAAGTAACGCAGGAAGAATTTCAGGTGGTGGCGGTGGTGGCGGTGGTGGAGGATCAACAGGTGGTACGGCTACATCTGGATCAGGCAAAACTGCACGGACTGTTTATTACTTTACTGGTGGTGGCGGTGGAGGCGGAGGCCTTGGCGTGTCAAGTGGTGCTAGTGGAGGTACAGGACAAGCAAATGGCGGCACTGGAACAGGTGGCGCAACGAACGCTGCTGGTAGTGGTGGTGCTGGCGGAGCAAATGGATATACTGCTGGTGCAGGTGGTACAGGTGGTGGATATGGATCTTCTGGTTCAACTGGTGGTACAGGTAATGGTAATACTTTTAGGGCAGCCGGTGGTGGCGGTGGAACAGCGGGTTCATCAATTGTTGGTTACTCAAAAGTTACTTGGTTAGCTTTAGGTACTATAAATGGACCAACATCAGGATAAAGATTGACAATGAATATAAAGTATGATATACTTGAATTTGTGCCTCATATAGGTTGTATTGTAGTTAAATGGTATTGTGATGAAGTGCCACAAGGCCTTGTCTATAATGTAGACCTACCTATAATAGATGGACATTATCCACATTATGAAGAATTAGATGAGATAATTAATCGTTTCACACCAGTGGGACAATTAGAACGCATTGCAGCATTAAGTAAAGTAAAGATACCAGAATATCTTGATAAATTAATTTATAGACCTTACGAGAAAGTTTACACCTAAAATATTATGTTTAATTATTGTCCACCAGTTCAACTGGAAGATTTGAAATCTGAAACTTTTCCTGACGGTAAAAGATACTACACACTACCAAATGGTAAAAGATTACCTTCAGTAACCACAGTTGTTGGTGCTCAAAAGAAACAAACATTCATTGATTGGCGTAAACGTGTTGGTGATGAAGAAGCAAACAGAATCACCAAACAGGCCACATCACGTGGTACCAATGTTCACACCATCTGTGAAAACTATCTAAACAACAAACAGGACTACCTTAAAGGTATTATGCCTGATGCCGTTGAATTCTTTTTAACAATCAAACCATATTTGAATAATATAGATAATATACATTATCAAGAACAAGCATTGTGGTCTGAAAAGATAGAGATGGCAGGTCGTGTTGACTGTATTGCAGAGTATGAAGGTAAACTATCTGTAATTGATTTTAAGACTGCAAGTAGACCAAAGAAACGAGATGATATTGAAGATTACTTTTGGCAGTGTACTGCATATGCTTTGATGTATGAAGAATTAACTGGTGAACCAATTCACGATATAGTTATTATAATGGCAGTTAAGGATTCATCACCAATGATATTTAAAGAGAAAGTTATAGACCATATACCAGGTCTTGTATCAGCAATTGATTACTATAGAAAAATGTGATATTATGTTTAAATGGCGAAAAGAAAAAATAGTGTTTGAGACATCAATACCAGGCATGGACAAAATAATGCCTATTATACCTGCAAAAGATTATAAACATCCTTGGGTAAATAGAGCATTAGATGATTTGGCGAATATCAGAAAACAACCAAATTATGGCATGGAAAAGATGATACACACCGCAAGGTGTCCTGGTATTTTTAAACTACAACGACATGGTTGGATTCTTAGAACTTGGCAAGACATAACTATTGAAACAAATGGTGATGGACAGACTTTCAGATGGACTACACCAATAGATCAGAGTGTGATTAATCAAGAAGAATATATTGGTTCACATCCACCCGACCAACTGCATCAATATATGAACAATTGGCCAAATAATACATTAAAATCATTAATTAAAATACACACTGGATGGAAATGCGTTGTACCAAAAGGTTATTATTTAATGGAAATGCCTGTTGCATATTCAGATGAAAATAGATTCACTACTGTACCTGGATATTTTACTAGAGAGATGGGTCCTGCACAAATGAATGTGCAATTAATGTGGCATTTAACTGAAGGTAAAACATTAATAAAAGCCGGCACACCCATCTCACAATACATATTAGTGCCAAAACAAGATTTCGATATTGAAATGAAAACTATAGGTAAACCTGCAAACATACATGACTTGTTTGATTTAAGTAACCAACATCGATTCATTAAGAACCATAACGAAACGAAAGAGTTATTTGGTAAAGATTAATAAATATCTTGACATTTCTAATTACAAGTAGTAAAATGGACTTATTAATAGCATTTAGTGTTGGTATTGCAATAGGTATGGTAATATCATTTGCTATATGGTTACTTAGTAATATCTAAGAAAAATGGTAGTATAACTTAGTATAAAAAAGAATGGCGACACGCCGGGGCAGTACCGGCCGCCTCCACCAGAAGCATATAGTTGTCCTAGATGAAAGAAACCTCTGAGGGCTCTAGTGGGGATTGTGTGCTTCTGATGGGGGCGAAATAGTTTCGACCGACATTTAAGTATTATATTAGGCTACTCGGTAGGCGATGACCGTAAATCAAGCAAAACTAGTAACTGCAAACGATGAAAGTTACGCTCTAGCTGCTTAAGCACTAGATGAGGTTTCGCAAGGTGTCCTTATCACCCAATCACCTTGCACTAACAATAATAAAAAATGCAAAAAACATATCGTAGTATTTTTATCTCTGATGTACACTTAGGTACAAGAGATTGTAAGGCTGAACAATTAAATAATTTCCTCAAACATAATACATGTGATACCTTGTATATGGTTGGTGATATAATTGATGCATGGAGAATACAACAAAACAGGTGGCGTTGGAAACAAAGTCATACTAATGTAGTTCGTAGGATTATGGGTCACGCAAAACGTGGCACCAGAGTAGTCTATGTTGCAGGTAATCATGATGAATTTTTAAGACCTTTGATGCCTTATGGTATTGGGTTTGGATTGATTGAAGTTGTCAATCAAATAGAGCATATCGGTGTAGATGGTAAACATTATCTCGTAGTACATGGTGACTTATTCGATGGCATAACACGATTAGCACCTTGGTTAAGTTTTCTAGGAGATAAGGCCTATGACTTTGTACTCAGTCTTAACAGCAAGTATAATTGGCTACGGCATAGGATGGGCTTTGGTTATTGGAGTTTATCTAAGTTTCTTAAGCATAAAGTCAAGAAAGCTTTGGACTTTATGTTTCAGTTTGAGCTTAACCTTGTTGGTTATTGCCGCAAGCGTGGCTTTGATGGAGTAATATGTGGTCATATACACCACGCAGAGATTAAAGATATTAATGGCATCGTTTATATGAACGATGGTGATTGGGTTGAGAGTTGTACTGCATTAGTGGAACATCATGATGGTCGATGGGAAATAATCACATGGACACAGGAGAACGATGATGTGGTTACTAATAATACTAGCAGTCAACATAAGCGATCCAAAGGACGTACCAGGAAAAGTGACACTGGAGTTCCCGGATCAACAGAGTTGTGAAACTAGTTTACATAGTTTAAAATATAAATTAAAATTTGATGGCTTTAAGGTAGAAGGTAAATGTCAGAAGATGAATTAAAAGATAAGATAACGATTGTTGTTCCATGTAAGAATGAACAAGATTATATTCATCACTTACTTGACAGTCTAAGAAACCAAAACATTGGTGACACTAGAATTATTATTGCTGATGCTTCTACAGATAACACGAGAGAAGTTATCGAGGCCAATAAAGGTTATTTGAATGTAGAAATCATTGATGGCGGTCCAGTTTCTATTGCAAAGAACAATGGTGCAAGACTAGTCACAACACCATATATTCTATTCATTGATAGTGATGTGAGATTTTTCTCTAACACAGTTGTACATGATACGGTAAATGAATTAGAGAATAACAATTTAGACTTAATTGGATTAAATTTAAAATGTTATGATAATGACTTTAGAGCAAAGATTGGATTCATGTTGTTCAATATCATCAACAACATAATGAAATACTGGGTACCATTTGCTGTTGGTGCATATATGTTGACAAGAAGAAGTAAATTTGAAGAATTGGGTGGGTTCGCTGAAAAGTTTGGTACCAGTGAAGATTTCTTTTTATCCAAGATGTATGATGTTAAGAAATTTAAATTGGTCAAACATTATCTGGGTCAAGATAGTAGAAGGTTTCAGAAAATGGGTTACTTTGGTATGGCCTGGTATCTCATTAAAAATTTTTGGAATCGAAACAACTACAAATATTGGAATGAATCAGACTATTCAAAATACTGGAATTAAATTTTGAACAACATTAAAGAACAACATTTTAAAATTAATAATAAAGACATATATGTTTTTGATGGTGCGATGGATTTTAATGCACGTGAATATGCATATAGTATAATCAAAAATTCATTATATAAAATTGGTAATGAAGATGCTGATGCTATAGAATCATCACAACACAAGTATATGTGTTCTTATTATAATGAAAATGATGTAAATGTTGTTGGTATTCTAAAAGAAATAGAAAATACTAAGATACACGATTTGATTGTTGGAAAAGAAATGGTAAGAGCTCATGTGAATCTATCAACACCTACAGATTGTCATTGGGCTCATACACACAAAGGCCAGATTGGATTATTATATTATGTAAACAAACATTGGAAACATGATTGGGCTGGTGAAACAATGTTCTTTAATGATGATTTAAGTGAAGTGGCCTACGCATCTATATATAAACCAGGTCGTATTATAGTATTTGATGGTGAGATACCACATTCAGTGAGACCACAATCATCTATAGCACCAAATTACAGATTTACCTTATCGTTATTTTTTCAAAAATAATAACGTATAAATACTATTACACATGAGTTATAGTTCTCATTAAAAACTAAACACACTCACACACAAATAGGAGAAGTATATGAGCAACATGACACCGTTCGAGATTCGCCTTGAACTTCTAAAAATGGCGAAAGACCTACTCACCGAAGAATATCACGGCGACCGTGAAAGAGTAGTCAGAGATTGGGAAATGAAGATCGAGTCGGCCAAAGTACAAGGCCAAACTGTACCAGATCATCCAAACCTTCCCACATTCCCCACAGAGAACGATATTATAGCCAAAGCGGCATCGCTTAATGGTTTCGTGTCTCAAACAACCACGCCTGAAATTAAAACGAAAAAGCAAAACTCGTAATTGCGTGAGAAAGAGTGGCTTCGGCCACTCCCAATCAACAAGGAGAATCACATGCTTAACTCAAAGCTAACTGGAATTTTTACCAGTATAAATTTACTAATCGCCTCATTCTTACTGTTTACAGTAATGTTGGCCTACTCTTTTCCACATTATGTGGCAAAAGAAATTACACAAGAAGTCCGGATTGCTATGACAAAAGAAATGGATTGTCTTGCAAAGAATATCTACTACGAAGCTGCATCTGAATCCTTTGAAGGTAAGATGGCAGTTGCACAGGTTACTATCAACCGTGCAAACTCTGGTAAATACCCAAATTCTATTTGTGGTGTTGTGTATCAGAAAGATAAAATCAAAGGTAGAACTGTTTGCCAATTCAGTTGGACATGCAATAAATTAACTACTCCAAAAGATAGTTACATGTGGCAAGAATCACAATATATTGCACAAAAGGCCTTGACAGAACCTATTGCACATGTTAGAATATCACAAATGAACGCAATGTTTTATCATGCATCTTATGTAAATCCAAAATGGGACAAAAAAGGTGTAGTGATGAGAATTGGTAACCATATATTTTATACCAGAACCTAATTATGCCAACTAAAAGTGAAATTTCGGAATTCAGTAAATTGATTGAAGAATTGGCTGCCTCATTAAGATGTTCCAGAATTGATGCAATATTAGAACATTGTAAAGATACAGGACTTGAAATAGAAGTAGCCAGTACACTTATCTCTGCCGCATTAAAAGCAAAGATACGTGAAGAAGCACAAGACAACAATATGTTAAAGAAACAATCCAAACTGCCTATATGATTGAGAATACTGGTTATGCTGCCTTTAATTTATATCACTCGTTAAGTTTACATTTTAAAGGCAAATATGATTATATAAAATATGGTGGCAAAACCACCATGTCACAAGATAAGTTTCTACAACGTGGTGATAAGTATTTTTTCTACAGATTGTCACGCAAGTATAACTTTGAAGAACTAAAGAATTTTTATATTGCCAATTTTCTTATTGATCCTAATATCAGACCAGGCCCCTTAGAATTAAAACCTGCTGATGACAATTATAAGGTATGGTTGGCCGTTACTGGTTCTCTAAAGTATAAATTTACCGATGATGTAACACACTTATTTGAAAATTATAAAGTTAATGATACATTAAAGGTAAAAAATGGTCAGTATCCATCATTGCTAAAAATGGTGATGGATAAAACCATACATTTAGAAACATTGATTATTCTGAATGAAATTTTGAATTTCTTTCCCATGTGGCAAGAAAAAATTGATGATGATATTATATGGCCTGCATTTAAATTGAAGTGTGAGAAGTATGCACCATTTTTAAATTATGACCGAAAAGTTTATAAAGATATTGTGAAACAAATGGTGGAAGATTATACATGAAAACATTATACTTAGATATGGATGGTGTACTCTGTGACTTCAATAAGAGATACACTGAGTTGTTTGGTGTAGAAGCTGCATCAACCAGAGAACGTAAAGAATTTACTGAACAATGGAAGTTATTCATTGAAGGTGGAAACTTTGCAACACTTGATTGGTTTCCTGGTGCAATCGAATTATTAGATTATGTGAAAACACTTGAAGGTAAAGTGGAAATTGAAATATTATCTTCATCTGGTGGAGAGTTATTTCATGGTCGTGTCTTAGAACAAAAGTTACAGTGGTTGAAAGATCACAGTATTACATATAAGGCAAATATTACCAATGGTAGTAGAAAGAAGGCCTTATATGCATCTGGTAATGATAGAATATTGGTTGATGATACAGATTATGTTATCAAGGCCTTTATAGATGCAGGTGGTATTGGTATACTGCACCGTGATGTAAAAGATACCATCAAATTAATTGAAGATGCGCTTGCAATCGCCTAAATACTATGATATACTAGAAGTTGATTATGAGAAGTACATTGAAAATATTCCGTTCATACTCCGTTTATACGAAAGGTAACATAACATGAGTTCATTTGCGAACCTCAAACGCCAATCAGGCAACCTAGACAAACTGTCTAAGGCTCTAGAATCAATCGGCAACACCGAACTTCCCGACCGTGCAGAAAATTATTGGAAACCAGAAGTAGATAAGTCAGGTAATGGCATGGCTACTATTCGTTTTCTACCTGCATCACCTGGTGATGGTGACGATGCACTGCCATGGGTTAAAATCTTCTCACATGGTTTTCAAGGACCAGGTGGTTGGTTAATCGATAATTGCTTAACAACCAAAAATCAACAATGTCCTGTGTGTGAACACAATTCATCATTGTGGAATTCAGGCATCGAAGCAAACAAAGAGATTGTTCGTAAACAAAAACGTAAGTTAAATTACGTGGCCAACATCTATGTTGTTTCTGACCCTAAACATCCAGAAAACAACGGCAAAGTATTCTTATTCAAGTTTGGTAAGAAAATCTTTGACAAGATTACTGCTGCAATGAATCCTGAATTTGAGGATGAAACACCAATTAATCCATTTGACTTATGGAAAGGTGCTAACTTTAAACTAAAGATTCGTAAGGTAGATGGTTACCAAAATTATGATAGTTCTTTATTTGAGGCCTCAGAGCCACTATTAGATGATGACGATGAACTTGAAAAAGTTTGGAAGTCTGAACATTCTCTATCTGCACTAACTGATGATAAAGAATTTAAATCTTATGACCAACTGAAATCTCGTTTAGATAAAGTTCTTGGTCTTGCAGGTGGAGAACCTGTAGCAAAGACTACCGTAGAAACTATCAAAGAACAAGTGAAATCAAAACCTCCAGTATCCAAAGAACCTGATTTGGATGAAGAAGATGATGACATGAAATACTTTGAAAGACTTGCTTCAGAGGACTAATAAAAAACCCACCGAAAGGTGGGTTTCTTTTTTTATGTAATGCCTGTAACTGGCCTTAACATACCATATTGTGCTCGTTCTAAAGTTGAATCTCTATTCCAAGAACTAATTGTTGGTAAAGATGGACCACCACTTCCACCAGCAGAAGCAACATTATTGATAGTAGTAATATTGGTCGGTGAACTTTGATTATTATTCTTTAGACTCATTTGTGCCAACATCTGTTCATTCATTCTGTCTATTGCAGAAGTTTGAGTAGTTTTAACACCAGTATCTTGAAAGAATGATGCAGACTTATTAACCATACTTTGAGCATCACTCAATGCTGTACTCACTAAAGAATTTAAATCTGGAAACATTGAAGATAAACGTGAATCAGACAACATACCACCTAAAGTGGATGTTTCAGATGAAGCTAACATTGTACCTGATCCAGCCTCACCCTTAGCAACTTTCGTTTTTTCTTGCACACCACTAAGTTCAGGAATATATCTCTGTGGATCGACCCATTGGCCAGATGCATCTCTTAAACCAAGATGTAAATGAGCACCTGTTGATCTACCTGCATCTTTACCTTCACCACCACTACTTGCTATTACATCTTTTGTTGTGACGGTTTGACCGACTTTCAATTTATCATTAACAGCACTTAGGTGTGCGTAAGAAGATACCATTCCACCTTGATGTTTAACTCTTACATATTTTCCTGATGCAGCATCTTGACCAACCTGTAAAATTTCTCCATCAGCAATCGGATTAACAGGTGAACCGTAGGGTACAGCAATATCGACACCATTATGATCTTTAGTTATTCCTTTAATAGTTCTATTCTCTTTCATGGCACTACTTAATACACCTTCATTAACAGGTAATGTAAAGTTGCCAGGAAATTGTTGGCCACGATTAACACTATCTACTTTACCTTTAACAGTTTGTATTATCATAGACCTTGATGTTGGACCATGTTGACGATGAAGAGCTTCGTCTTTTTCTTGTTGATCTAGTTGTTTTATTGCAGCAATTGCTTGTGGTGTATTAGCTTTCTTCAATCGATCTCTAATAATAGTATTAGCACTTACACCAGGATCATCAATTTGAGTTGCTTGTCGTTCTGCTTCTTCTCGCATAGACTTGATATCACCTTTTTTGGCGGCCTCATTTAAAGCAATTTCTTTACCTCTAAAGCTCTCAGCCATATATGCACTTAGGCCTGCCATTGCAACTGCAAGTGCAGACAAAGGATTTGATAAAACCAAACCAATCGCACTTGATACAGCTGTAGAAATTAAACCAGGTAATGTAGATACTAAAAATTTAGCAATAGACCTACCAAAAACTCCAGCTAATAGACCTTCGGAGAATCCCGACATATCTTTTTTTAAATCACCTAATAATTTTTCGAAAGGAGTTTTCTTTTGTCTTTTTGTTTTTCCTTCACCACCAGAAAGACCTTTTAATGCTTCCAAAAGTTCTTTGTGTCTCCTCTCGGAATCAGATTCTCTCTCTCTAAATGTTTCTTTTGAAAAATCTTGTTTTATTTCTTCTGCTCTTTCAGCTTCATCTAATCTTTTGGTTTCTTCTTTTGCGCTTTTTTCATTAACATCTAAAAGCTTAGTTAAAACTTTTGTGACATCTTTGTTTAAAACATTTAAAGAATTTAAAATAACTTGATGATTCTTCTTCATCAAATCTTTTGATTCTTTTTTAAATTTCTTTTCATCAGCAATATTTTTCTTAAAGGCCTTGGTAAAGTCTTCCTGTTTTTTTAACGTTCCCCAAATCTTAGTTAAGATGACAGTCATGCCGTCACCAACTCTAACATCAGACTTTGTTCCAGCATTTCTCTTTAATTTAGGTTCTGTTGATTCATTTTTTTCATTTTTTTCTCTAATATCGTTTATTAGAGGAAACAAAGAACCTGAGCTTTTATTTAAAATTGCCATTTTTTACCTATTTTGATTTTGCATCTGTTGTAACTTAATTCTTTCGTTTTCTTCTTTCATATGTTGGATTAAGAGGTTAATATAAACTTCTCTTTCCCACGGCAGCATATTTTCAAGTTCCGTTAAGCTGTACTTATGGTGTTGCATTAAATTAAAATTGGTTGTATAATAATTTTGCAACGAATCATGACCAAATATCATCCGAAAAAACTTTCGATTCCTTCATATTCAATTTTATGTTCAAACCCACACTTATTACATGTAACATCAACTTTCTTCTCTAATTTTGGTATCTTATCAAAGAAAGACTGTAGTTTCGCAAACTGTGCTTGATTTAAACTGTCCACAAATTCTAAAAGTTCTTCTCTGTTCAGTTGATTAGTATAATGTATTTGGTCACCTTCAAAAATATACTCTATACAATCCACAATCAAATCAAATACAAAATCTGTGGCGTTTACCATATCTCTGGCCTTACGCAACAGTGTGTATTTTGGTAATACCATTTTTACACCTACATTATCTGTCAATTGAATAAGGTCGTTATAATCTTCTATACCAGTAACTTTTAAATCTATGATGTTTAGGTTTGCGTCCATAAGGTTGTCACAAACTTGTTCATTGACAACGTTTTGGCATCTATATTTATTTTCTACCATCTCACCGACTGATGAAGCTCTTAGATGCAAGAAATAAAATTCTACGTCAAGTAAACTTAAAGCATCAACATCAAACTCATCCAAACAACAGTTCTGTAAAATTTGTCTGATTGCTTTTTCGATGGTGTCTGCATCATTAGATTCACCCGCCATCAATAATATTTTTTGTTCTTTAACTAAAAACGGTCTGTATCTTAAAACTTTTTTCGATATTGGTAATGCAACTTCATGTACGGGCACATCAATTTTTGGTAATGCCATAATAACTCCTTATAATATATTATTCATTATGTTTCATTTTGCCTTGATCCTGTAATCCAGTCACTAAATGCAAACACCACAGCAAGCTTGTGGCTACCATCAGATGACCAATCTAAATCAAGTTGATTAACTGATATAGGAAATGCCTTACGCAACTCAACGGAGTATTGTAATTTGTTGGCAACATTATATTGATTAACAATTACACTTGTAGCGTAATCTTCCTTGTAATTCATATTATATGTTAACTTTGGACTAACAAGGTTGATCCACTTATCAAAGAATTTCTTCTCTCTCATGTCACCACTAACCAGAAATACAAATTCTGCATCATTGTATGAGTTTTCATATGGATACTTTTCTGTAATGCCATATATTTTTTGTTCTGTAGTCATAAGTGTTCTGCTCGGTAATTGAGCACTCTCACATCTTAAAGATAAGTCTAGTGAATTCAGGTAAACCGGATCTCTAGTATCTTTAAGTAAAAGAGGAGATGGTATATTAAAGTATACATCAAACCTCGATGGTCGTGCCAATTCTTTATTGAAACTGTTTATGAAATTTTTGATGTCTAATGTTGGCATCTTTAATTATTCCTAATTTGTTCTATGGATTCATGCCAAATTTGTGTTGTTCTGGCTTTCTTGAATTGTTGTACCGGTATCATAGATGCCACATCCCATTCATTTGGCTGAACGGTAAGTAACCTAGACCTCATGTGACCGTACAAATACTTTTTAACGCATGGCCTAAACTCTTTATAACGTCTGGAGGCGCTTAGAATGTCATATGTGACTCGTATGCGTTTGATTTCATCCGAATCGTCCAGGAGTGCAAGTGGCATTAACTTGTTTAGAAAAGCAATACGGTATTTTACCGGTAGGTAATGTAAGTTTAAACCCAAAAATCCATCTGCATATCTTTCCAATACCAATACCAGAGGAAATGTATCATAATAAGGTAACTCAGATTTTGTCTTTGGATCATAAAAAAAGAAATATAATCCACCAAGTTTAAATCTTGTTGCAAACCTATCCTTTTCTCTGGCAATCTGTTTTGGAATAGCTCCTGGATTCCTAAGTTGTGTAATCTTATTTTGTAACCACCTATAAGATTCTACGGACAGACTCTTTACCTGAGCGGCAGTCTTTTGTTCAGCTAATTGTGTAAGTTTAGATGTCATTGCAATATTTAGTTAAGACCTAGATGACTAATAGAAAAACAAAAACGATTATTTAAACTTTAGGTAATTGATCTTCTGTGAATACAACAAACTCCCAACCACGATCAAGACAATATTCTTTTGCGAATTGCCATTTTGCTTGATTTATACCCCAATTAGTAACTTCTGTAATATATTGTTTGGTAACTCGTTTTTTCTTTTCTGGTGGAATCGTTTGTTTTTTGGGCTTAACTTCTATCATCCATGTTTTCACTTCACCATGTTGATTTCTGACTTTTATAACAAAATCTGGAAAATAACGATGTGTCCTACCATCAACTGGGGAGACATAAGGTACGATAATTTCTTCACTTGACCATGCAACAACCCATTCTTCAACATCAAACTTGTGCATAAACCTCGCTTCCCAACTGGAACGATAGATGATATTATTGTGATCCCCCATATATTTTCGAGGGTTTTTAGGTATAAAACGTCCTGAGTAAGCCATATAAATATATATGTCTATTCTTAACAAAAAAATAAAATGGCTATCAAAATAACGATTGACAAAGAAAGTTCGGATATTTCCACGAACTCAACTGAACCATTTAGTTATGGTCCACTTTCCAGTTTGGATTACAATCCGTACCAGACTACTGTAGTTAAATATCCGTCAGATTTGGGTGGTGATGACGCTAAACAACACATAGTACAGTTTTTCATCAATCAGATTGACCAGTCGGCATATAGTTCTGGTGCAAGTTCAAATTATGATACTAATACAACCAAAACTACTGAATCGTTTACCATCGGCAGATTCAATAATATTGATACTGGATTTAAAATTTCTCCCGAGAGAAAAAGATTAGCTGGATCTATTCAACTGTATATGCCAGATACAGTACAGACTTCGTATACCAACGCATATCAAGAAGATGACCTGAATGATTATACTATCCCAAAATATGGCCAAGGAATTGCAGGTCTAGGTGGTGATGTAAAGGATTATATGTCTGGTATAGGCCGTGATAGTGTTAGTTTCATATCAGCTGCAACTAATCCAAACTTATTGGCACTTATTAAAGATGCGGTTGGTGGTGCAATACCTATTGATATATTACTCAAAGGTAGAGGTTATGCAATCAACCCTCAGGTGCAGTTACTATTTAAAGCAACAGCATTGAGAACTTTTCAAATGACTTTCCTCTTTACTCCTTATAGTCAAGAAGAAGCCAAAAACGTAAATAAAATTATACAATTATTCAAATTTCATGCTGCACCAGAAGTAGGTAACGCTGCAGCAGGAATAGGTGGTCAATTCTTTATATTACCATCAACTTTCGATATCAATTTCCTATACAAAGGTGTCGAAAATAAATTCTTACATAAAATAGATGAATGTGTATTAGAAAATATAGAAGTTGACTATGCAACAAATGGATGGATCACCTATCCAGATGGTTCTCCTGTTCAAACTCGTTTGACATTATCATTTAAAGAGATGGCCATTATTGACAAGAATAAAATCTCACAGGGTTACTAATGTTATATTTCAAAAATTTACCAACTCTTTCGTATCCAGATGGACGTGGAAACAACATCTATATGAAAGACTTAACAACTAGAGTTTATATTGTATCTCAGTTGATAAAAAGTCCACTATCATATTATGAGTATACATTAAAAGAGAATGATACTCCAGAGATAGTTGCAGAGAAGTATTATGGATCAGTTGATGATTATTGGTTGGTTATGGTGTCCAACCTATTAAAAGATCCACAATGGGACTGGCCAATAAGTGAAAATAATCTAAACAAATACATAATTCAAAAGTATGGTTCAATTGAAAATGCAGCACAACCACATCATTATGAAAAAACAATAACATACACAGAGTTATTGACAAATGAAAAACAAGAAGATATTACAACAATTGGTAAAGATGAATATGATAATCTACTTGTATATTCGAAAGATTGCATATTACCTTCAGGAGATAGAGTTAATTATTCAGTAAACAAAGCCATCATATCTAATTATCAATATGAAGTACAAGTAAATGAAGCAAAAAGAACAATTAACTTGATTAGTAAAACTGTTGCAGAAGATTTACAGAGACAGTTCAAACTTCTATATGGAAATATTTAATTATGGTAAAAAAGACGGCTGGTATTTCAGAACCACAAGAGTATAATATCAATGAGGTTCTACTATTAACAGGTGATGGTACAGGTATATCTCTTAAACCATCGATGTTAGAATTATCCATTTTTGAAGAACTGTTCATGCCATCCTTCTCTGGTTATGTCATAGTAACAGATTCGTCCGGTTTTATTGAAAATTTTAATATTAATGGTTTCAATTTTATTAATATATCTTTCAGTAAATCCACACCTGATGATCCAGGTCAATTTAATGTTAATTTTAGAGTTTATAAAATTGAGGCAGTAAATCAAAACACACGAACAAACGTAGAATATATGATACAGTTTGTTTCAGAAGAACTATTCTTATCAACACAAAAGAGAGTTGCTAGGTCTTATACTAATATGACTATTCGTGACATGATTGCGAATATTTTAGAAGAAGAATTAAGATCAACTAAACCTTATGACTTAGATTTAACTGAGGGTAATTTTAATCTAATTGTTCCAAACTTAACACCTTATGATGCAATAAATTGGTTGGCCACATATGCCAAACCATCAAAGAATGATGGTGGTTATGTTGGTGCTGATATGATGTTTTATGAAACAAGAAGAGGCTTTCATTTAAGATCACTACAGTCATTATATAAACAAGATGTGTACAATGAATATCAATTTAGTCCACAAAACATATATGAACCAGAAAGTGCAGAGAGTCTACCTTACGGTTTAAAAAGTATGTTAAGTTGTAGAATCGTTAAACACTTTGACACATTAGGTGCTTCGATGAGTGGCCTATTTGCGAATAAGTTTATAGGTATTGATACACTTACCAAAGACAAATTCGTTACTGGTTTTAAATATGATAATTATATTGATGGTAAATTGGCTGCACAAGGTGGTAAAAAACCATTAACATTAAACCCTTATCCACTTACTGCTGGTTATAAAAATAGATTAGATAAAACTGTAAGTGAGATGACAGATGCATCAGTCAAATTAGTTATTGTTAATTCCGCACAGAGAGCTAATCAATTAATTAGAGGTGATGTAAAAAGTTTACAATCAGTTGCACCTAGTATTGATGCTGAGACAAGAATACCATATAGAATTGCACAGTTAGGATTGGCCAATTATATAAAGGTGGAATTTAGTATACCTGGTGATCCAATGATGAGAGCTGGTGATATAGTAAAATTAAACATACCATCATTAAATCCAGCAACAAATAAAAAAGACAGTAACATAGATAAATATTACTCTGGTAAATACATGGTATCGTCTATTAGACACATTATGGATTATCGTGGTTCTTATAAGTGTGTTGTAACAGCTGTTACAGATAGTCTGTCAGCACCAAATATACAATTTACACAAAATGAAGCAATTGATAAGGCTAAAGGTTAAAATATGAATGAAATTAGTTTTGCAGGTAAAGACGGATTTGTCTGGTGGATTGGTGAGATAGTAAATCGAGTTGATCCATTAGGTACAGGTAGATGTCAAGTTAGAATATTTGGTTGGCACGGTGATGGTACACAAGAATCTCTAGAAAAAATTCCAGAAAAAGATTTGCCTTGGGCTCAAGCAATATATCCACTAAATTCAAGAGGCAAATTTTCATCACCACATGTTGGAGATTGGGTTCTTGGATTCTTTTTAGATGGTATGTCAGGCCAAGCTCCATGTATGTTAGGTGTTTTCTCAGGATTCAATCCAATAACAACTGGTGTTGGACCGGAAACAACTGAAGGCAATGATAATTCCGATTTCACTAATGACACAAATAAATCAGTGCTTGACGCTTTAGCTTCATTAGGATTATAACAGGTAAATTTAAATGACTAATATTGTCTCAAAATCAGCAGTCAATCCAGCACCCGTAACTTATACACATAAGTATGGTACTATTGAAAGTGAATCACCACAATCTAGATTTTATGGTGATGGTTCTCTTAAAGGTTTTCAAACTATACCAAATATTGCTAGAGGTGTATTAGAATATACTGCGACTGTTCCAGCATCACCTTATGATCCTAAAATAAGTGAAGGTATTCCTGGTATTCAGGGTGGTGTGGCCTCTGTATTAAGTGGAACAACAACATCAAATACCTCAACCAAAAAAGTCAATATAGTTACAAGTATTAATTTTTCAAATAAACATCAACATCATCTTTGTGAACCAGTAGGAATTCCACAACCAAAAAGAACTACAATCACAACAGTTGATGGCATTGAAGTACCTAACTTACAATTAGGAGCACCTGCATTAGAATTGAGCATCATTTTAAAAAGTGCAGAAGTTCAAGCGGAGTTGAAGAAGATTAGATCAGCAATTGAAGGTGCTTTGGGTGATACATTTAGCAGTCCTCTTGTTACTCAGATTAGAGAAGCTGCCGCTTATGTGGCCAGTGTTATTAAAGAAATAAATAGAATAATAAAAATTTATATAATTAATGCGTTATTGATTGTTCAAGTAGAAAAATATATTAGTTTACTTATAAAATTTATTACCTCTTTACCAGCAATATTTGCACAAGCATTAGCCGAATGTTTGGTTGCATTAAGAAATGCTCTCGCATCAGCCTTGTCTGTTGTAATACCAAATGTTGGAACAGGCGGTTTATTTGGTCAAATTCAAGCATTACAAAGAAACATTGCAGTAGCTGAAAATGCAACAAGACAAGTTATCGCTGGTGCTGAACAAATTGTGGCTGACATTGGAAATATTCCTACAGGAATAGATGCAGCTGTTGATATTTTAACTTCTACTTTATCTAATATACAAAATAATCCACCAAAACCAGTTGTAAATGTGAGTTTTTATTAAGGAAAAAATATGGCATTAACCCTCCCAATAGGTACTTATGTTCTTACAGGCGTACAAGAGCCGGGAAAATACCCCTATATCAATGTAGAACAAACCGAATCAGGCCATTTTATTATGATGGATGACACACCGGGAAATGAAAATATAAGAATACAACACGGTAAAACAGAAACTTATTGGAGAATAACACCAGATGGTTCAGTAGACCAAGTTACTGCTGGAAATAATTTCAGTATTATTGTTAATAATAACAACATAAGAATTGGTGGTGTATGCAGTATTACCGTTGATGCAGATGTAAAACTTTCCGTTGCAGGTAGTGTAATTGCAGAAGTTGGTGAGAGTTTACGTGCTTATGTTCCTAATGGAGACGTTAACCTCGTTTCGGGTGGCCAAGTTGATATATCAGCCAGTGGTGGAGTAAATATTAATGCTGGTGATGCATTAAGTTTAGACCCATTAACTTCACCTGACATCAATTTAACGACCGCAGGAGCAGTTAAGGTAAACGGTGATTTACAAGTAAGTGGAACGATTCGTGGAGGTTCAAGTATTAATGCAACTACATACTTGACTGCTGGTTATAAATGTTTTACACTAGGTGGTTTTGAAACTTTAGGTGGTATAGTAGTTGGTTCTACTTCACCTGGTCCACTTACAGCATTAGCGCCACCTGGATGTATAACTGCTGCTGGTGTGATTACTGCACCTAATTTTGTCGGTGCAGCAGCTCAAATAGGTATAGTTAAGACAATTATGGTTCTTGATTATCATGGCGCACTGGCAATGTTGAGAATGAAATATAACGCTCACACGCATCCCGATGCTGGTGGCAATTTATTACCCGATTAAATGATGGAGATATAATGGCTAATACAGTTTTTGGAAGATTGAATTTTAATTTCGATAATACTAAATTTGGAGATGCGATTAATCTATCTGACGATGCTAAAAATAGTTTAACTAACTATTCAAAGATAGATGAACCGGATGAGTGGATGATTACTGATATGGCCAATGGTCCTATAGAGTCAACTAGTTATTATCGGAATCCTGTACTAAATGTGTCAAATGACATAATCTCTAGTATGACCACGTTGGCAGCAACAGCAAACTCACAACAGGGTATGCGTATTACTTTCAAAAATGCTGCTATCGCAAACAATTTATCATATGGTGCTGCGGCTAACAGAATTGCAGAAATGAATCGCTTTGTTTCACATACTGCAAATGTTTCAGGTACCTCCGCAAATATATTTCAAGATCCTAATGTACCAACACAAGATTCTATTATGGCTTTAGGCAATCAAATGATTGTTATTCTAAACCAAACAAATGGAATTCAAAATACAGTTGGTGCTCTAGGTGCAATGACCAGTTTGTTTATTGAATCCGACTTAAAAGCAAATAATGATATAATTTCATTGTATAGTCAAGAAATCATTGATAATACAATATATGTTCCTGGACTTCCTGGAGCAAATACCTGCCAATTATCAAATAGTAGATTGCAAGAGATGGTTACAACTTTAGATAATCTCTCAAATTTCGTATATACTAGAAGAACCAGTGATTGGACGTTTTTTGCAAGAGGTTTTCAGATAGCAACAGAAAATGCATTTTTACACAGATTCGCAAAGGGTGCTATGAGTGAAACTCAAATGATACTGATAAACGATTACATAGGTTCAAATAAACTCAAGGAAAGGTTGGCCTCTGCGAATACCTAAAATTCGAAATTTTGCGTTCCGGCCCAAGATTTTTTGCCACGCAACTCAGGAGTCCAAAAAAGCGTTTTACTTTCGCACTAAATATAAAAATGGCAACCCTTAAAAAAATATACTCAGACATAGACCTTACCTTTAATCGTTCACCGGTTACGGGTGATATTGCTTTGAGTTATGATGACCAAGCAGTTATAAGGTCAGTCACAAATTTACTTTCGACTAATCACTATGAGAGACTATTCCAACCAGATATTGGGTCAAACTTAGAAACACTATTGTTTGAGAATGCTTCACCTTTGATAGAAAGAACACTTGCTAGGGAGATTGAGGATTGTATCAATAACTATGAACCTAGAGTAAAATTACAGTTTGTTGAAGTTTCCGCAACACCAGATGAACAAGGTTATAATGTTCGTATGTCCTTCTTTATAGGAAACAACACAGCACCAACTCCAGTAAATCTTGTACTACAGAGGACTAGATAATGGCTATAGCCAATAATAATACACAGATTGCAGACTTAGATTTTGTTTCAATCAAAGAAAATTTAACCAATTTCTTAAAGAGTCAAGATACCTTTAAGGACTATAATTTCTCTGGTTCCGGTCTTTCAGTTTTGCTCGACATTCTTGCATATAATACACAATATAACTCATATTACTTGAATATGGTGGCCAATGAGATGTTCATGGACACAGCACTACAAAGAAGTTCTGTTGTTTCACACGCAAAAGAATTAGGTTATGTTCCTAAAACTGCAATTGCACCATCGGCCGTTGTAAACGTGTCAGCTTCAGGTGTTGCAGGCACATTAGCAACATTACCAAAATATACAGCATTCATTTCTGAGTTGATTGACAATGTTCACTACAACTTTGTTACAATGGATGCACACACAGCAAGTGTATCACCAGATGGTGAAGTGTTATTTGAAAACCTAACAATCAAACAAGGTATTCCAGTTAAACAGACATTCACATTAGATGTCACTACGAACCCAACTGCGTTATTCAAACTTACAAACCCAAATATAGATAGCACCACGATTGAAGTAGTTGTTTATGAAAATCCTTCAGTAAATTTCTCAGAAACGTATGTGCTTTCAGATGATTATATAAATCTGAATTCAGAATCTAGAGTATACTTCTTGCAAGAAGGTACAGATGGTAACTATGAAATATATTTTGGTGATGGTATTTTAGGCAAACAATTATCTAATGGTAGCAGAGTCATAGTTAATTATTTAACGACTTCGGGAACTGCCTCAATTGGTGCAAATAACTTCAGTATAACAACAAATTTAGGTACAGCTGCATTTGTAGATGCTATTAGTGCTTCAGTAAATGGTGGAGATAAAGAAGGTATAGATTCAATTCGATATCAAGCAACTAAGGCCTTTTCTTCACAAAGAAGAGCAGTAACAAAAGAAGATTACATTACAGCAGTACAACAAAACAGATTAGGTTTTTCATTTGATGCGGTATCTGCATGGGGTGGTCAAGAGAATGATCCACCAGTATATGGACAAGTATTTGTTTCTATTAAACCAAAAGGTGCATATTCATTATCCGAAATACAGAAGAAAAGAATTGTTGAAGAAGTATTAAAACCTGTTTCAATGATGTCTATTATTCCTACTATTGTTGATCCAGACTATACATATATTAAAATTAATACTAATGTATATTATGATCCAAAGAAAACCACTTTAACAGATAATCAAATACGTCTTGAAGTAAGTAATGCTGTTACTGGATTTGCAAGTTCAACATTAAATACATTCAACTCAACATTCTTGTTGTCTGATTTAATGGAAACAATTAAGTCTGTAGATTCATCTATATTGACGAATGAAATTTCCATACAAGTACAAAAGAAATTCTATCCAAATTTAGTAACTGGTTCAACATATAAATTATACTATGGTACACCTCTAAAGAAAGGTCTATTTTTAAGTGGTGTTACGAGTTCTCCAGGTATAGGTTACAAAGATCCAAATAATATTACTCAGACGTTAAATGAAGTTTATATTGAAGAAGTTCCATCATCAACTGGTGGTTTGGAATCTGTACAAGTAATCAATACTGGTTATGGGTATCAATATCCACCCGTAATTGAAATTATTGGTGATGGTGCAGGTGCAACAGCTGAAGCAACTATTGTCGCAGGAAGAATTACAAAGATCACAGTTGTTAATAAAGGTTCAGGATACACTAGTGCTATTGTTAAGATTACCCCAACACAAAATGATACGACCGGTGCTTTAGGTGCTGCAACAGCTTTATTAGAAGGTAGAGTTGGTATATTAAGATTATATTGGTATGATACTAAAGGTGTAAAAACAGTCATCAAAGACAATGTTGGAACAATCAATTATAATGAAGGTGTAGTTACAATAGGACCATTCAGTCCAGTTGGTGTTAATAATGAGTTAGGACAACTTACTATAACAGCAAACCCAATGACTTCAATTATCTCATCAACATATAATAGAATTATTACTGTTGATCCATTTGACCCAACGGCCATAACAGTAAACGTAATAGCTAAAACGTAATGTCTACAGATAAAAAAACATCACTACTAGTCGCATCACAACTACCTCAATTCATTAGAGATGAGGAAGAATATGCCAAGTTTGTTTCATTCGTTGAAGCATACTATGAATGGATGGAACAAGAAGGTAATGTTTCAGACTATACGAAAAACTTATTAAGTTATAGAGATATTGATAACACAATTGATAGGTTTTTAAAATACTTTATCAATGATTTTCTTCCTTATTTTCCAGAAGATGCATTAATCAACAAGAAGAATGCTATCAAAATAGCCAAAACTATTTACGATACAAAAGGTACACCTGCATCTTATAAATTCTTGTTCAGAATATTATACAATTCTGATTTTGATGTATTTAATACCAGTGATGCTGTACTAAAAGCCTCAGCAGGCACATGGTATAGATCAAAGAGTTTGAAATTATTAACCTCTGATACAAACTTCTTAAATGTAAAAAATCTTAGAATTTTTGGTGAAGATTCTAAATCATTTGCTGTGATTGAAAATGTGGCCAAAATAGGTCCAAATAGAATACAAATATTCATTTCTTCTATTAGTAGAGCCTTTCAATCTGGTGAGTTTGCAAAGATTTTGGACAATGATAACAACGATTATCTTGTAAACGGACAACCATTACGTGCTAAAATTGTAGGTGAAATTGCAGCAATTACATTACCAGATCCAAACAAAACAGGTCTATTATACAGAACTGGTGATCCAGTAATTCTTTATGGTGGTTTGACCGAGGATACACCAGAAGCTAACAGCGCAATTGCTCAAATTGGTCAGGTATACACGGGCTTCATTCAGAGAATTAATGTATTACCAGGTAGAGGTGGTCATGGGTTCGACATCTTATCAAATAGTGCAATTACCATATCAGATGGTGATGGTGAAACAAAAGGTGCAATCGCTTCAGTTATAGCGGTTGATCCATCATCCAGTTCACAATCTAGAGCTAACATAACATATTTTCCAACAAACATGATTGGTGCTGCGGCCAATACGACAATTGGAAATACAAGATATACATTCTTAACAGGAAATCCATCCGCTAATGCAAATACAACTTTAGCAAACTCATTAAACTTTATTACAAGGTTTGGTTTCCCTATCGTATCGGTATTAGTTAATGATGGTGGTACTGGTATTATACCTGATGTGGCGGTAGATGCAGAATCAATTGCTGCAGGTGATTATGAAGATAATAGTGCGGTACTCAGATATTTAGGTATACTAGCACCAATACAAATTGCAAATACAGGAGTAGGTTATCAGATCAATGATAAAATTGTATTTACTGGTGGTTCAGGTTATGGTGCTAATGCATATGTAAGTAATGTTTCAAATACTGGTGGAATTACCAGTATATACTATCGCACTGACCCATCAGGTGTATATCCATTAGGTGGTATGGGTTACAAACCTCTAGATTTACCTTTACTATCTGTACAATCAGCTAACGCTGGTGCTAGAGATGCTTCAATTTATGTAACAGGAGTTCTTGGTGATGGTGCAGAGTTTTCATCAATGGTACAACGTGCAGGTGGAATTAGAACTATTGATGTGTTATATGGTGGTACAGATTATATTGCTGCACCGAATGTTTCATTAAGAGTGCAAGATATTGTGGTATCAAATGTTACTTTGATTAACTTACCAGAAAAAGGTGATATCGTATTCCAATACACCTACGATAATGTTTCTGCATATAAAGCAACAGTTAATTCAATAACAATATTAGAAACAAATACTATTGATCCATTACTTACAAAATATAATCTAAGAGTTTTTGAGTATCTGTCCACAACTGACCCAACACAAAAACTAAAAATAAAAGATAAAGAAATTGTAATGGACATGGTGAATCAACCTTTTGCTAAGAATTATTTCTACAAAGGTAGTCCAGCATACGACAAACGTGGTATCAAGAGTTTTGGTGATGGTTCAGCAAAAGGAAAATCTGTATATTTGGATGGTGTAGTTGTTGGAAAAGGAAGATATGTTGATTCTAAAGGCCAATTAAGTTCTTTTGATTTGTTACAAGATAACATCTACAATAACTTCACATATCAAATTGTTGTAGAGAGATCAATACAAACTTATAAAGACATACTAATAAATCTATTGCATCCATCAGGAACAAAAGTTCTTGGTAAATATCGTATGCGTTCGAATGGTTCAATACAATCGCATATGTCCTCTGCACTACAACAAGGCCAGACATTGTATTACTATACAAATGATGCATCTTCTAATGCACAGATGTTTACTGACTTTGATAAAAAGTATACCAATCTTATTAAGTTTAATAATTTGGGTGAGGGAACAAATATTGCAACATTTATTTTCCCCAATACTTTTATTCGACTAACACCGACAATTGGTCCAAATATATTCTCTAAGATTTTGTCGGTAAATCCAATATCAAATACTATTGTAATAGAAGAAAATACAATATTAACTTTCTCTAGTGTTGCAAAAGTTAGAGGTAATGCTTCTTCTAACACAATAAATATAACATCGTTAACAGGAACATACAATGTTATTAATGGTGGCGTCTTTAGTAATACTGCATATCCATTAAAAGATATTGTGTATGTTGGTGACAAGATTCTTGTTCCAAATAATACAGTAAGAACTGTTACAGGTATTAATTATGTAACTGGTGTTATCACAGTAAACTCAGCATTGGCGGCAAATTCAAATGGATATATGACTGTCAATAGGTCCTCATTTGTTGCAGGTGGCGCTGCAAATAAAGCAGAACAAATAACAATCTACGGACCAGTTGGTGTACAGTATTTCCCTGAGTTAGCAGCAGAAGATGGAAGAATATTAACAACAGAAGATGATCGAATCATCATTTTAGGATAAAAAATGTCTACAGTAAAGATTTCAGAACTAATAGAATTGCCAGCAATTAGTGCAAATACATCTAATACAATATTTTTAGGTGTGGATTTACCAACTCAGGTTACGGGTAAATTTACTGCAACTACACTTGCACAACAACTATATGCAAACAATTATTTAAATGTTGGTAATCATAGTGCAATTCTTCCTAATGCTGTTGGCCAATTTGCTGGCGAATCGGATAATTATCTTCAAGTTAGTATACAGAATGATCGAGGAAATGGTTCATCCGACTATGTAATTACTGGTGATAATGGTACAGATGTAACGAATTACATTGACATGGGTTTTGCTGGTTCGACATATAATTATCCAGGTTATACAGTTTACAAACCATCCGACGGTTACTTATTAGTACAAGGTGGCACAGATTCTACTACACCTGGTGGTAATTTGGCCATAGGTGTTGTTACTCAAAATAGAGATATAGTATTCTTCCAAGGTGGTGCAGAAACGGCCAATATTGTGGCCAGATTCTCTTATGGAAATGGGTTTAAACTAACACAAAAACCTATTATATTTGCAGATGGTACTTCACAGAATACTGCGGCATCACCAGCCAGTTATTCACAAGAGGCATTTGCAACAGCAAATACAAATGCTTCAAACATATTATACATAAACGCAATAAATAATACACAAAATTCCAACATTTCTTATGTGATATCAAAATCAGAATCGGCTTTTAATAAAGCGAATGCTGCATTAGCAAATGCATCTGGTATCTTTGCTGGTGATTTAACTATTACTGGTAACACAACGATCAAAACAAAAGCGGCGATACACAACGCATCTATACCAGGAAATACTCAGCATTTAATTATTACTGGTACTGCTGGTGATGCAATTAGTACACCTTCTAATCCAGGTTACACAATACACACTGCAACCGATGGTGGTAATAGAATTGTAGCTGAATCTTATAGTAATATTTCAAATGATTATGCATCGTTTATTGGACGCCGTGCTAGAGGTACTGCACAATTTCCTGCAGCAGTGCAAAATAATGATATTATCGTTAGATTTGGTGGTAATGCTTATGGTACAACTAAATTTAGTCAATTCTCTGATGCTCGTATAGAGTTTGTAGCTACGGAAAATCATACTGATGCAGCAAGAGGATCAAAAATTCGTTTCATGAATACTCCTGATGGTGCAAATGTGGCACAAGAAATTGCTACGTTTAATGCGAACACTGTATCATTTACTGGTTCTGTTATACCAGAAAAAGGTTTCGTCTTTACTCCAAGATTACTAGAGGGTGCTCAGACTGCAATCACAATCGACTATTCTTCAGATTCAATTATTAAAGCTAGTTGTAGTGCAGATGTAACTATATCACATAGTAATTTTACTTATGGTAAAGTTGTTGAAGTTTGGTTAACAAATACAGGAGCTCAAAACCGCACAGTTACACATGGTGTTTCTGCAATCAATTCAACAACTAAGTCAACAGCATTTACAATTACTGCATCTAGTTCTGCATACATGAGATTCTTTAGTATTGATGGCGACTTAGCAAACACATTCGTAACCGTATCAGCGTAATAAATAAATCATGAATAAAAATATACTTACACACGGCGCAAAGATATCAGCAGTAACTCAAGGTTACTATTCTTCTGTTGCAACCATACCCAACTCAGAAATACCAGTTACAAACTATTATTGTTTCTTATCTAAAGTTGATGTTTGGCCAAACGATCAATTTCCACCTGCACCTAGTTTCAGCCCATATTCGATGAAACAGATTCGCAAAAACATCTTTGCGGTCAAAAAGATTAGTGTTAATAATATTTGTCCAGTAATTCAACGTGTAGACTGGACTTCAGGTGAAGTGTACACGTATTACCAAGAAGATTTAGACATCTATCAAAAATCTTCTAGTGGTCTTTTAGTGTATAAGTTCTATGTGAAGAACAAGTATGACCAGATATTTAAATGTCTATGGAATAACAACGGTGCACCGTCAACTGTAGAACCATACTTTGAACCAGGAACATTCAACGATGATGGTATTTTTCTTGACGTTGATGGTTACAAGTGGAAATACATGTATACAATTGACACAGGTTTAAAAGTCAATTTCATGGATAGTGTTTGGGTACCTGTTCAAATTAAAAACAGAGCACCTAACATATACACAACTACAGAAACCACAATAGGAGATCCAGCTGGTGCTGGTAACATTGAAGTAATTAATGTTCTAAATGGTGGTTCAGGTTACGATTCAGATAATGCAGCCATCTTTGTAACAATACAGGGTGATGGAACTGGTGCAACTGCGATAGCATCCGACGCCAATAATCAGATTGTTGACATTACAGTTACCAATAAAGGCACAGGTTATACTTATGCAAATATCAACATAACATCCAATTTAGGTTCTGGTGCCAATGCATATGCTGGTGTTTCACCAATCGGTGGCCACGGCAGTGATCTTTTAACCGAACTTGGTTGTGAACATGTTATGTTAATTGCACAGTTTACTGGAACAGAAGGTGGTAAAATATCTACAGACATCGACTTCCATCAAGTAGGTATTATTGTTGACCCATCAGTTAAATTACCTGCACCTGAAAATTGGGCAATTGCTAATGGTACAGTATACGATTGTTCAACACAATTAACAGTAGCTCTAGGTTTTGGTACGTATGTTGAGGATGAAATTGTATATCAAGGTTCTTCTTTGGCCGCAAGTACATTCACAGCAAATGTTTTAGATTTTGATTCGTCAAACAATGTAATACGAGTTATAAATATGAATGGAACACCGGAACCAAATCAACCAATTTTTGGTGACACATCAAAGACAGTCAGAACAATTAATAATATTAATCCACCTGAATATATAACATTCTCCGGACACCTTATGTTTGTAGAGAATAGATCAGGTGTTCAAAGAAACACAGACGGTATAGAACAATTTAAGTTTGTATTAGGTTACTAAGGGAAAAAAATGGCTATTAAAGAAGCAATTAATTTTAACGTTGATCCATACTATGATGATTTTGATCCAAGTAAAAATTTTCATCGTATACTATTCAAACCAGGTTCAGCCGTTCAAGCTAGAGAGTTAACTCAATCTCAAAGTATTCTACAGAATCAAATCTCCAACTTTGCTGATCACATTTTCTCTCAGAATACTCCAGTTACCGGTGGTAAAGTTACCACAAATTTAAATTGTACATATCTTAAATTACAACCACAATATCAAAACGTGGACATCGTAGTTTCTGACTTCTTAAACAAAGAAATTACTGATGATACAGGTACAGTTCGTGCAAAGGTTGTGGCATATAGAGAAGGTTCTTTAATAGATTCCAATTTACCACCTACCATTATTATTAATTATTATTCTGGCGCACAGTTCACTGATGGAATGACCGTGTCCTGCGTTGATGGATCAAGCACGGTTGCATTAACCATTGGTGTTGCAGGCGGGACTACATGTTCAGGCAAGGCCTCGACCGCATCGATCTCACAAGGTGTATTCTATATTGTAAATGGTTATAGTAACTCATCTACACCAAATCCAGATGGTTCATATTCCAAATATTCAATTGGTAATTTTGTATCAGTATTACCACAAACCACAATTCTAGATGCATACAGTAACACACCATCTTACCGTGTTGGTTTAGATATTGCAGAAAATATTGTTACATATCTTGGTGATACATCGTTATTGGATCCAGCTGTTGGTGCATCCAACTATCAAGCACCAGGTGCAGATAGATATCAAATTACACTATCACTAGTTTCTAAACCTTTAAAACTAGGTGATGACGATTCTTTTGTTGAACTATTAAGAATTGAAAATGGCCTTATAGTTAAACAAGTTGATGGTACAGTATATTCTGTTATTGATGATTACTTTGCTAAGCGTGACTATGAAAGTAACGGTGATTATGTTGTAAACGAATTCAGAATCACTCCTGTAACAAATGCAGATGAATCTAAATTTGATCTTAGATTAGGTAAAGGTGTTGCATATGTACATGGTTATAGAATAGAAAACCAGTCTGATCTACTATTAGAAAATGATAGAGCAAGAACAACCGATTCATATGAAAACAATCCAGTATTCTTCGATTACGGTAGTTACTTGATTGTAAATCGTATTAATGGTAAATTTGACATTACCACAATGCCTAAAATTGATTTACATTGTGTAACGAGTTCAAATATATACTCAGCCAATGCAACGACATATAACTCCACATTAGTTGGTACTGCCTATATCAGAAATTTACAGTTTGAATCAAGCACATCAGACTCAGACACATCAACATATACCTATAAGGCCTATGTTACCGATATCTCCACAACAACATTGAATGGTACTGCTGCATCAGGTTCAGCAACAACTATTCAATTCTTAGATACTAACGGCACTTTCTCAAATGTTGCAAATGCATATTATGGATCAACAATAACAATTACTGGTGGAGCAAGCACTGGTGATAGAAGAACAGTTGTGTCTTATAATGGAGCAACCAAAACTGCTACCGTGGATACTCCATTTACTGTTGCAGTTGATAGTAGTTCTAATTTCTCTTTTGCTTTCAAAGTTAAAGATGTGGATTCTTTCATAACAAAGAATAGTAGTGGTAGTATTATTGCCACAGCACAAATTGCTAATGCAGGTAAAACAAATGGGTTGGTCACAGGTGATACAATATTAACGAACCCTAAGGTTCCAGAACTAGTATTCCCAATTGGTTACCAATATGTTGCAAACATTTCAAATAGTGATTACAACTCATCAAAAGTATTCCGTTCTAAAACATTAACGAATGTTAGTGGTACGGCAACACTAGCAATAACTATACCTTCAGGTACACCTCAGGTGTTCACTGGTACAGGTCAATTATCCTCTGATGTAGCTAAACAAAACTTCATTGTTATTAACCAATCAACAGGTTCAATTTTAGATTTCTCAACATCAGGAAATACAATAACAATTTCTTCTGATAAGAAAACTGCCACATTAAGATCAACAACTCATGCTAGTGGTACTGTTGTTGATGTTATTGCAGATGTTTCAATTTCAAATGCGGATGATTCTACAACAATATTAAAGGCCAAAAACCTCGTTACAGGTAACGTTACAGTTGCAAGCACATCTGGTGTAAGTAACACAATCAATTCAAGCACATATATCGATTTAACTAAAGGTCAAGTTTACATTAAACATGCAGCAATAGGTAAAATAAATTCTTTATATGTTTCTGATGTTAAGAGAATAGTTAAAGTTGTTAACTCTAGAAATCCAGCAGTGACAGTAACAAGTGCAATGGTAATTGATGCTGCTTATGATATCACATCATTATTTGTGTTAAATAACGGACAGAAAGATACGATGTATGACCATGCATCGGCAGACTTAGTTGCTGGTGCATCTATACCAGATGGTAATATTCTAGTCATCTTTGATTATTATGCTCACACAGGTGGTGATGGATACTTCAGTGTCAATTCATATATTCCTGGTTCATCAGGTGGTGTATCAACATCACCTGAAGATTATCAATCCATTCCCACTTACACAAGTAAAGGTGGTACTGTTTATAGATTAGCAGATTGTGTTGATTTTAGACCTGTCAGAAAAAGCGCACAAGCAGAAATGGAATTTGAATATACTGGTAATCCTTCATCAGATGATACTGGTATTTTAATTCCTCAACCTTTGTCAGAATATACAAGTGATTATAACTACTACTTGGCAAGAAAAGATAAACTTGTTCTAACAAAAGATAAAGAATTTAAGATTATAAAAGGTACACCATCAACTGATCCAATTTTCCCAACTGAGCCTGATGGTTCTTTAGTGTTGGCCAACCTTACATTGGATCCTTACACAGCTTATATTCCAGGTGAAGCAACAGGACAAGTTGATGCAAACCTCTCAATCGAAAAAGTATTACATAAAAATTGGATTAAGAGAGATATCACAGACCTACAAACTCGTGTTAATAACTTAGAATATTATTCTGCATTGAGTTTGTTAGAAACAAATGCACAATCATTACAAGTACAAGATGTTAATGGTCTGAATAGATTTAAAAATGGTATCTTAGTTGATGATTTCTCATCATACTCAACTGCTGATACGGCCAATCCAGACTTCCAAGCCAATGTGAATACAAGAAAGAAAAGACTTGGACCTTTAAATATCGTAGAGAACTTTGCACTACAAAACCCAGTCGTATTAAATTCATTGGGTACGTTAAATAAAACAAATTATTTCTCAGTTTCTAGTATTGGTGGCACTCAAACAAATATATTTACTCTACCATACACAACAGCAAATGTTATTGTACAACCAATTGCAACAAGTACGGTAAGTGTAAACCCATTTGCTGTCGCTGTAGCACAAGGTATTGTTAGTTTAAATCCTCCAATGGATAACTGGGTAGATAACAACCAAGCCCCAGCTATTCTTGTTACAGATCCATCATTAAAGGTTTATCAACAAACAAATGGTGTTAACTTACTGAATTCAGGAGACTTTGCAACAATTCCTGGAACTTCAGAATCTACATCAACAGTAACTACTGGTCGTGGATTTATTGCAACAACAACCGACACATACGCAAGTCAATTAGGTAATGTTACTAAAGCTGGTTACAGTCAAGTATCATCTACTGTTGGTAGTAACAATGGTTATCTAACAAACATTGCTGTATTACCATACATTAGACCACAACAAATTATAGTAAGAGCTAAAGGTCTACTAATCAATAGTGAAGTATCATGTTGGTTTGATGGTATAAAAGCAAATGATTATATGACTTCACCAAACACTATTGAACTTGTAAATGTTGGAGGTAAATTCAAAGAGAATGATATTGTAGGATTCTATACAGCAAATAAATTTAATCCACTTGGTAGAGTTGTTGGTATGTACAACTATCCAGATAGTACAAGTGCTCGATTGTATATTTCTGCATTATTAGGTGCTCAAAAATCCACAACAACCAGTATAATTCAAAATGCTGTGTTTGACTCAGCAGGCCAGTATAATGCAGCAGCATCTAATACGGCATACGGATTCATTAATGAGTCAGCTTCTGTAACTCCATTACACACATCAGGTGTAATTACTGGTGTTGGTGGAAAATATAACCCAGCTGGCGGTGGCGCAGAATCAAATATTTACAAAATACAATCTGCAAATGATTGGGGAACTTTCTTAAATCAATATGGTGTTTGGGGTGATTTATCTAAATCCGGAACGTTTGATTTAACCTTTGTTGTAGATGTTCAAGAGGCCGGCACATATACATTTGTAATGAGTGCTAGTGGTACAGGTACACTTAGAGTTGGTGGAACTAGTGCGGCAAATAATGTTATTGTTCACAGTGCTGGTCCAAGAACAACAACATCCAATACCAAGTATTTAACTGTTGGTTCACATACTATTAGAGTGTATGCAACAACAACAGCTGGTAGTCCAGGTGCAGTTGCAGTTGTAGGTAAAAATTCTGCTGGTGAAATAATTTACCAATCCACATCACCACCAGCATCAAGTTATAATGATGTTGCACAACAAATAGTTATGCCAAAAGGTGGTGCATGGTTCACTGGTGTAACAAAATTAGCATTAGATGCTAACGCTTCAGATGTCAATGATTATTATGTTGGTGCCAAGCTTGCAATACAATCGAAATATTGTTATTCATATACAGTACAAAGCGCAACATATGTTCCACCTCCACCACCACCAAGTAGTGGAGGTAGATGTTTCACCAAAGATACTTTGATATTAATGGCCGATGGAACAGAAAAGAAAATCAAAGACGTTAAAGTTGGTGATGTAGTATTTAACCACAATAAGAAAATGTTGAATGTTGTAATGTTTGTAGAGGAAACATTAGATTCTACATTCATGGAACTATATTCACCAAACAAAAAACTAAAACCATTCGCAACAATTAACCATCCACTTTATATTGATGGTCAATTAAGTTGCCCTATTTCTAAAGAAATAATGAACCTGTATCCATGGTTAGGACATATTAATCAGATGGATGATGCAATCAGAACACCAGCTAAAGGTGATATGGTTTACAATCTGTGGGTTGATGGTGATGGTACATACATCGTTAATGGTTATGGAACAACATCTATTGTTGGTGATGGTGGTGTATTGAGGTTGAACTATGAAAATGGAACATTTACTAAACAAGCAATTTCTGACACACTAGTGGAAGTAACATCTTTAGGTAAATATATAACATATGGTGGTTATATATTGAATAAATTATGTGGAGATATGAATCTAAGTATAGGTAAATATCTAATTGGTAGATCATTTAAAGACAATAAGAGTCCTTTAACCAAAAAGTTCTTACTGGCGACCTTCAATATCGTAGGTAAAATTGCTTGTATCATCAACAATAAATAAACAATAGTCTTACTGGAAGAAATAAATGCCATATAATTATACAACATCACCAACACGAATAATAACTCAGTATTACAAAAAAACTGCAAATATTATTGCTTATGATGCAGCTACCAAAATCGTTACATTAGAAACACCAATTAATGTATCACTGGGATATAATGAGTCTGTCGGTGATGTAACCTCTCAATACAATCTTATTGGTAACGTTACAGACCTTACTACAGCAGTAAAAACAGGTACAGGTTTACCTAAATTATCAACAGATGAATCAGGTAATTTTGTTGGTATTTTTAATGTTCCCGGAGGAACATTTCAAACAGGACAAAGAATATTCAGAGTTGATAACAGAAGTGTTGATGCAGACCCCATGACAGCAACGGCCTATGCTGAAGGAACATTTACAGCATCAGGCCTTTCTACAACATCACAAAAATTAGAATTTGGTCCTTCAATAGACTCAGCTTCAACTGCATTTACACAAGTTAGACAAAGAGAAAAACAATTAATAAGTACAATAACAACATATCAGCCATGGGATCCAGTAGCACAAACATTCATATTGGATAAAGATAATTATCCCAACGGTTTGTTTATTTCTTCCGTTAAATTATTTTTCTATTCAAAACCAGATACAAATATTCCAATTAAAGTTTCTATTATTGGTACACTAAATGGATATCCAAATGGCGTCAAGTTGGATCACTCAACTGTAATACTATCAGCTGATAATGTTAATACTTCCAAAAAACCACACTATTTGGATTCTTCGACTTACACAGAGTTTATGTTTGAATCACCCGTCTATATTCAAGGCGGAGTTATGTATGCAGTCCTAGTGGAAACAACTACACCCGATTATGTATTGTATTATGCACAACAAAATAAGATTGCTGTGCCTTCAACTGCAAAAGCTTTACCTACAGATCCAGATCCAGCATCACCTACTAAAGTTGGTGGTGCGCCTTACGTTGGTGCATTGTTTGAATCACAGAACTCTATTACTTGGACTGCCGACCAAACAAAATCAATGATGTTTATTATTGATAGGTGTGTATTTGATACAACTATTACACCATACGTTCAATTCTCAATACCTAAAGGATTGCCACGTAGAAAACTAGGTACCAATGACATTCAACATTCAATCGATGCAAACAACGTTACTAACCTAACAGACAACTTTGTGGAAACAACCTGGTCTGATGCTATTAATTTGACTACGACTGATTTTATTCCTTCAGGAACATCAATTTCATATACATACGAAGCAACACTTGCAGATGGTAATGTTCCTACGGGAGCAATACAAGCCTTTCCAGGTAAGTTTGGTTCACCAACACCAGACAACATTGAATTTGATGACGGTAAAGGCCAACGTGTATTGTTGAAAGATACTGCACATTCATTCTCAATGTATGCAACAATGCAATCTAGTGATCCAAATTTGAGTCCTATTATTTCAGATGATGGTACTACCATGTACAACATACAGTACATCATCAATAATATGAGTATATCAAATGCTGTAATCTCTCTAGCAAATACTGGTTCAGGTTATAATGACGCTGCAAATACCTATGCAACTATCTCAGCACCAGACGTTGGAACAGACAGTGCAGTTATTAGTGTAACGGTTGCAAATAATGGTACATCAAATGTAGTATCATCGGTATATGTCACATATGGTGGTTCTGGTTATATTAAATCACCAACAATCACAGTATATGGTGCAAATACAACGCCTGCAAACGTAGTTGTTTTTGGTGAAACATCGTCACGTGGTGGTAACTCACTCGCTAAATACTTCACTAAGAAAGTTGTTCTTGCACCTAACAATGACTCAGGTGATCTAAGAGTATTTTACACTGCATACAAACCTTTTGGTACTGAAATATATGTGTACTACAAGATTCTGAATAGAAATGATGACCAGAATTTTGATGAACAAGAGTGGCAGTTAATGACTCAGATTAAAGGTGCGAATATATATTCCACTTCAAAGGAAAATTTAATTGAATTTGAATGTGCTCCTGGTACAAATAATAATCCAGACAATTATATTTCATACACAAGTACAAGTGGCCAAACATATACACAGTTCAGCCAATTTGCAATTAAGGTTGTGATGGCGGCAAATGATGGAACAATTTGTCCATTCTTGACTGATATTCGTGCGCTTGCTTTACCATCAGGAACAGGAATTTAACATGTTTGTTAAAGTCACAGGAACAAATTTCGTTAGAGACACAGAAAGTATGGCCTTAATGAATACTGATG